CCATTTCTCTGTAGGGCCTCACAGAATGGCCCTAAAATTGGATAAGAAAGGTCCAAAGTTCCGTATGATGACGCAAGTGCATTTGCACACATGCGAACGGCATCTTCGGGCGAACGTTTCATGTTCTTTCCCCTTCTAGTGAACTTCGTAATTTCTACGGGATCTTTCAAAACTTTCCCCAGCTTCAATACCGCTGAGGGAAGCGGAACCCATTCAACTCCGCAATCTCCGGCGATCCACCAGCCCTTAAGAAAGGTGATCCCATCGAGCGTTGCAGCCGATGCAAACTTGACTTTAAAACCAAGCTCCTGCCCGGCCCCAACTGGATCAAGAACTTTGCGTTCGTTGAATGTTTTAACTGTCCAAAAGAAAAAACCAAGCGTGCTCAAAGAATTGAAAGTCGTGGTAGTCGTGATACCAGTTGGCATTTGGACTCCAGCTTCACCTTTGGCCGACAACCTCTTCTTGCGGATTGTATACGGCGCAGCACAACAATGATATGCCGTCATGATAAACTCTTCAGGAAACCCCATCCATTCAAGAATGGGTCTCATGTAGTATTTCATCGGTCCGTCGTCTTGCGTGTGATCGAATTGAGATTGGTCGGCCTCTCCGAAGAGATCTCCTTCCACCCCCATCGTCCCCCAAGAAACGACAGAGTCGTCCCCGGACATTGCAAACACGGTGTGACCCGCTTCCATAGCTCTTCCTATCTCGGACAGTTGCTCCTGATTGTAGCCTGACGCGAAGAATATTCTAACAGGATGTCCAAAGACGTCGATCGTCTTGCCGTCGAACAATCGATGCAATTCCTGCGCGAATTCTCTAGCGTAGCCACCCATCATCCCGTGGACAAGCGGAGGGAGGTTCTGAATAGCTCGTGGTTTCATCGAGACGACATCGCCTACCTCTTTCAAAGTCGTCAATGTCTCATTCCACTTCAGATTGATAGTCTTTCCTCCAAACGAAATCAATCCTAGCTCAGCGTCCTCCAACGCCTTTCCAATACGAATTCCCTTCTTGCCCATCAACGTGACGTTTTCCTCACGTGTGATCATCGAGGTTCTGAACTGCGAAATTGTGACGCAGAAGACCTGGGCAAGATATCCCCAATTTGCATAACGCTGAACCGCTGCTACGGGGTTTTCAGCGAAGGGATCATTATGCAATCTGTGCAACACAGCCACCAACAGATTTTTCTCATTGTTGGCCGGTTGGTGTAAGAGTCTATGGGTGATTAGGACAGGATAGGTGCAATTAAGCCCACCGTCCTCGAGTAGTCGAAACGCTTCATCGATCTCAACTCTCATACCATCCACCTTCACACTGATTTCCCCTCTAAAGTGCTCAGGAACTTCGGTGATCTTTGAAGTATAACTCGGGAGTGCCGTTCCTGTGGGGATGGAACACACAACTGAACCCACATGATCAATGAGTTCACCGTTCGTATACGCTTCTTCGAAAACACGAAATCTAGATTCATCAAATTGCGTCGAGGTATTCACCGCAAAGTGAACAGCTGCAGCGACGCAACGACCCGGAACACTTAGTCTCAGAGTGTTCAACAAAAGATGCAGGCCAATCTTTTGTAGAGGGATTTTTCCTGTACGGTGCCACGAACGCGCAACTTCGTAGGCACCCACCAAAACGCCGGATGTTGGTATTGCATAATCCAACACCTCTTCAAGCACAAAGGACGTTTTGGGATGGGACGGAATGACTGAGCCATGTTCAATGAATTTCCGACCAGCGAGGTCGAACGCGATTTTGGTCGCACCAAGTACAGACCCAAGAACCCCGATCGTTTTCTTGCTTGGGTGGGCGATCGCGACCGCGCCTGCCACTCCCGTGGCTACTGCACCGATCGCAACTACGCTCGCCTTCGCAAAGAATATCTTCGCCGTTTCTTCATCTCTCAAAGAACTTGTCGCCTGTCTGGCGACTGTGAGTAAATCCTCACTCCTCTGGTGTGCTCGTCTCATGTTGTGCAATTTCTCGCTATTCTCCTCTCGACCATAGTAAAGCAAGGCATCACATGTACCATCAACAAGTTCAGCATAGAAGTATGGAAATCTCTCTCGCAACGCGACCATCTCTCTATCTTTCGACATCGAAGTATTAGTCGCATTTTGAGCGGCATCTCCAGCCATTCCTGAGGCTAGGCGACGACGGAACATCGCCCCATGGGCCAAGACGGTTGGGAAATGGGCAAGTACATTGGTAGTGTGTTCCTTTGCTCGAACAGGCACTCCTAGAATCTTGCTAATTTTGACCTCCCGAATAGGCAAATGAACAACTTTTGCCTTGAAATCCGGTGCAATACTAGCAACCTCTTGCACTCCCTCACCAACATACGAAAGGCGAACCACATGGTAAGGCCCGATCTGCGTCACGGGTGAAATATCAATTCCGTAGACGTGTCTTTGATCCAACCATGTAGGTTCAGGATGTGGTGGATACTCTTCTGTAAAAGCATCAGGACTGGAATGCACCAATCCGTCTTGTTTATAGAAGACCTGCTCGGCCTGACAACCTTCGAAGTCGTCGGCACCCGCCTGTCCCCTGAATTTCCGTCCAATCCAATATCCGCTCTTCTTCTTCGTTTTCAAAAGCATCTCTTTCGCGAAATCTGGACTGAACATCTGTTCACAAGAATCACCACACTGATAGATGTCCACAAACAGTGCCACGTCGAAATCAGATTCGACAGGCATCGGTTTGCGCACAAATATTCCTCTCGCACTGTCACCGGCGATCTTAGTGTCAGGCGCCGCAATTATCTCCATCTCAAACTTCTCATTACTCTTGCCTCCACTCTTAACAGGAAGCACGAAATTCGAAGTTCGGGGATTGAACTCTTGCGTTCTCTT